GGAAGAAACCGTGGCACAAACCACAGACACCCTCACCCCGGACGAGAACGTCTCATTAAAGGCAGCACTCACCGAGGAATTGAGCCAGATCGTGGACAAATACACGACAGACGCTCCAGAATCCGAAACCGAGCCAACCGCCGACTCGCTAGAAGCCGAAGAAACAGCAGAAGCACCAGCCGAAGCTGATAAAGCCACAGCCGAGGAAGCCAAGACCGAGGAATCGGAAACCAAAGAAGAAGAAGAAACCAAACAGGAGGAACCACAAATGGCAGAGTCCGAAGCAGTCGCAAAGACTGACAAACTCACAAGCCCAGTAGTAGTCGTCAAAGACAAGGCTGCAACTCAAGAAGCAGCTGCGGTCAAATACGACTGGCTACACAGCGAAGCAGGCCACAAAGCATTCGCTGACACCCTAAAACAGGTCGGCCGCCTAGGCGCAGAATTCAACACTGCATGGCGCCAGGTCGCATCTCAGCACATGAGCCTCGATGGCATCACAGGCCTACCAAACCCAGCACCAGTGGAGCAGTACTTCGCCGATGCTATTAAAAAGAGCGACGGCATCATCGCCCACTTCGAATTCATCAACTCGAAGAGCTTCCGCGTTAATGTCCTCTCGAGCGAATCACGCGCTCAGGGTCACCGCAAGGGCGACACCAAGGTCAATCAGCAGGTCACCAACCAGTTCCGCGATGCATTGGTCAAGATGGTCTACAAGCGCCTTGACTTGGATGCAACCGAACTCTACGAAAACCCAGGCTTAATCGACTTCCGCTCCCGCGAATTGGTCGAAGCCATCATCGCTGAGATCGAACGCGCAGCAATCATCGGTGACGGCCGCGAGGCACCATCCGACTCAAACCCAGACTATCGCCTCTTCGACGGCACTCGCGGTTTGTACAGCGTACTCGCTGACTGCAAGGCCGGCTCAGGCATCGGCGCATCTCTCGCCTCCAGCGTTTCGGTCAAAGGCAACCTCTATGACGGCGTAACAACCGCTAAGGGCAGCATCAAGACCGAAGGTGGCCAGATTCTCATCGTCAAGGGTCAGAAGATCACCGACATGCGCCTTGAGAAGGCCTCAAACGGCTACTTGGTACAGCCAGGCGCACGCATCGAAGACATTCTCGGTGTCGAACGCGTCTACTCACCAAGCTGGATGGACAACGCAGATGTCGACGCAATCCTACTCGTAGACCGCGCCTACAAGCACGGTGGCGAGCGCAACATCCGCGTCCGCGCTGACTTCGATACCGCAACCAACACGGACATCTTGCTCGATGAAACCCCACGCTGGGGCACTCTCGCAGTAGCAAAGTCCGCTGTCGCAATCACGCTCACGAACCAGTAATTAAAAGGCAATAAGGAGGAACCATGACGCAAGACGACTACAAGCTCTGGACTGGCTCAACTGCCAGCTACACAGACGGAGAGTGGCAGAAGATCCAGACCGCGGCGACAAAGCGCCTCGCGCGGTTCCTCTGCCTTGAAACGCTCCCAGACCCGATGCCGGAAGACTTGGCAGAGATGACTGCCTACTTCATTAGCGCGGTGATTGGCAATCGCCAAGCATCCGGCGAGGTCCAGCGCAAGAGCGTACGCAACTTCACAGTAGAATTCAGCGAACCGACTGCCGCCGACGCCTTCGCTGCCATCTACCAGCAATTCGCCGACGTCATCGAAGCATACGGCGAGTGCGGAGAAACGATCAGCGTCCCGCGCACCCGAAGGGATTGCTGCAGATGAACGTCTTCGAAGCCTTCCCGAACGCAATCGAGCAGATGAGCATCGTCGAGGTGGACTACGGCACAATCACCGGCAGCACTACGGGCGAAGCCAAGACGATCCGAGTCATTAAGGATGAGATGACAACGGCTGACCTGACAAACTCGCCGAACGCTGCCACAATCGCCACGGACACGCTTCTGTACGTCGTACCGACAGACCTGCCGACAACAGACACGAGTGAGCTCGTCAGCGGCTACATCATCAGAGACGCTCAGGGCAGAGATTACGAAATCATCGATGCAGGCGCAGGCAAGAATCAGCACACCGGACAGCTTGAGCACATTGAGCTAAAAATCAGACCAACCGAAACAATCGCAAGGAGCAACTAATGGACTTCAATGTCACCGACTACCTCGAAGAACAGGGCACAGGTGGCGTGGTCGCTGGCGTGGACTTTGAGTGGAACAAAGTCAAAATTAAGGGCTACGAGCAGAAATTCATCCAAGGACTGATCAGCATGGGCTTCGCAATTCGCTCCAAAGCAATCGCGAAAGCTCCATACGTCACCGGCGCGCTCCGCAACTCCATCCGAGTCGACCACACGCAAGCCTTCGACAACGGAATCGTCGAGGTTATCGCAGGCGGTACATCCGCACCGATGGACAGCCGAGACAAGAGGCTCACCTTCAAGGGCCAGCGCTTCGTCGATTACGCCTGGAAACGCGAGCAAGGTCCAAACCGCAACCCAGCCACAGAGCACTACATGGAGAACTCACTCGATGAGGTCATGCGCAGCAACTGGCAACAGATTTACTTCGGAGGAGTCACCAAATGATCACACTCGCAATCCTTCAGAAGATGGTCGCAGACGGAGTCGCAGGGCTTCAGCAAGACAAAACTATCTTCTGGGAAGAAGCGCCACTTCAGAAGAACGGCGCACCTGCACAGGGCGTCTGGATTGTAACCCGAGGCGGAAGCCTTGCGGGAACACCACACGGCTTGAACCAAAACGCTACGGCGGACTTTTACGTCGCATTCGCAGACAAGACCAAGACCGAGACGACACTTCGCGAAATCCTCGACTGGATTCGCAAGAACCTCGGCATCTGCGAGCTCAGCGGAACCGTCGGCGACAGTCGCTACAGCTTCACCAACATCCGAATCAGACCAACAGCCAGCCCAAGCAATTCGGGCATCACAAGCAACGGCCTGATCGTAAAGGTAGCAAGCGCTGAAATCTACTACGACCAAACAACAAACCAGGAGGACTAACATGCCAACCACACAAATCACCCAGCTCCGCCGCCTAATCTTCCGCAAGAAGAGTAGTGCAGCAGCAAGCTGGACTGGCTTCACTATGGAGCCAGATGAACTCGGTCAAGACACCATCATGAGCGTCACGATCACCCCACGCATGGCAGAACGCAGCTCCAGCGTCGCAACGACAAATGCACCAATTGCCGGCACACTCGGCGAATTCGCAGGATCAATCACCTTCCTCGCTGATACATTCAAACAGCTCGGTAAGGCGATGGGGCGCTTCACGGCCGCAACCTACGATGGCGCAGGTGATGCAGGCCAAATCACCGACGATGCGTCCGACCTTTGCGGCGATGGCGAATACTTCGATGTAATCGCCCAGGGCATCTGCGATGATGGCTCAGCGGCAGACATCGAGCTCACACGCTGCATCCCAAGCATCGATGGGGCGCTCGAGTTCGGAACCGGAGCAACGCCAACCGTTACCCTGAACCTCAACCCTCAGGTCTACAACGCGGCTCGCCACGGCAATGACGGCTACCCAGCACGCAGCTACCGCTTCGGAGTCGAGAACACGACAAAGAAGACTCGCCTCGACACCGCTACGTATGACTACAAAGACGTCATAGGCGCCTAGTAGGAGTCAGACTAGATGACGACAGATGAACAGCCAACACTGGCGAGAATCCGCAAAGAGGCGCTCCCTGAGGCCGAAAACCTCGTTCGTCTGTCGGACTTCCTGTCCGACCAGGAAAAGGAGGAGCTACAAGCCTCGAACCTTCGCGGAAAAGCAGAGCAGAAGCCATACGACGACATCGATGCCTTCGAGGCAGAGATGCTCGCACGCTTTGGATTCCAAGCCTACAAGGCATGGCTCAACGGCGAATTCGAAGAAGCTCAGATGGCTCGCATGATTGCCGCTGAACGCGACCGAGAAAAGCAACTCCTCGCACCAATCCTCGCAATGGTACTCACGGCCAACGCAGGAGCCAACAATGGCGACAAGGACGGCCACGCACCGAAATCGCTGCGCATCGCACAAGACATCCTTCATCAAATCATTAAATAAGGAGCAATCATGTCCAACTACATCGGTGCAGCGACCATCAAGCTCGGAGCAGACACCAAACAGCTCCAGCAAGACCTGGCCGGCGCACAAACCAAGACAGTCGGCGCGATGAAGAACATCGGCAAGGCAAGCGCCGCAGCTGCAGCATCAATCGCCACGGCAGCCTTCGCGGCCTCGGTCGAGCTAGTCAAAGGAATCACCAAGCAATCGGTCGAACTCTACTCGAGCTTCGAGCAATCAGTCGGTGGCGCAGAGACACTCTTCAAAGACGCAGCCGACACCGTCCTCGCAAACGCAGACAGAGCCTTCGAGACGGCAGGCATCAGTGCCAACGCATACCTGGAGCAAGCCAACAGTCTCGCCGGCTCGCTTCTTCAATCCACAGGAGGAAACGCAGCCAAAGCCGCCGAACTCGCAGACCGCGCGATGCAATCAATGTCAGACAACAGCGCGAAAATCGGCACAGACATCCAGATGATTCAGGACGCCTATCAAAGCATGGCGCGCGGACAATTCGTCCTACTCGACAACCTCAAGCTCGGCTATGGCGGAACAAAGAGCGAGATGGAGCGTCTAATCGCAGATGCCAGTCAGATGACCGAAGAGATGAACAAGCTCGGGGTCACAGTCGACGCTACTAGCATGGACTTCGGCAACATGGTCAACGCGATTGCGGTCGTCCAAGAACACATGGGCATCGCCGGCACGACAATCGAAGAGGCCTACAACACCATCGCCGGCTCACAGAAGATGTTTCAGGCAGCCAAAGAAGACTTCATCCGAGGCCTAGCAGACCCAAACGCAGACATCGGTGCATTATTCGACAAAGCATCCAAGGCCGCCATGGCTTACGCGAAGAACCTCGGCGCGACAATTAAGCGCCTGCTCCCAAACATCGCAAACGCTGTACGGGATGTCATCGGAGCAATCGCAGAAGCTCTGCCAGACATCATCAACGAATTCATCCCGATGCTTGCCACCACTGTGCTTGATGTAATGGTCGTCCTACTCGACAACCTCCCGGCAATTATCGACGCACTAGTCCAGGCGATGGACAAGATCGTTCTCGCGATAATGGAACGGCTCCCGCAAATCCTGACATCGCTCACCCAGGCAATCCTGAGCATCTTTGTGGCTCTCACAAGCCCTGAAAACATGCAGGTCGCAATCCAGTGCATGATCATGCTCTTCACGGCAATCGTCCAAGCACTCCCGCAAATCCTCGAACAGCTGGCGCTCGCTCAAGAAGAAATCATCACAAACCTGGTCGACTTCCTAACAGACCCGGTCACGATCGAGACAGTGCTCATCGCCGGTTTTGAACTATTCAAGGCGCTAGTTTCAGCCGTCCCGAAAATCCTCGACCTACTCATCAGTGCATGGGGCGACCTTTTCAGCAAGCTCTGGGAGACCCTGAAGACCAACTTCACGGAATTCGCCGGCAAGTTCGGGAAGGGCATCGGGAATGCGCTCATTAACGCGATTAACGGCATGCTCGGCTTCATCCAAGACTTCCTCAACGGACCGATTAATGCAATCAACGGCGCACTCGGCGCGCTGAATCAAATCCCAGGCGTCAACATCGGCCAACTCAGCACGATCACAATCGGCAGAATCCCAGCACTCGCAGCCGGTGGCTTGGTCACAAGTCCGACTACCGCCCTCATCGGTGAGGCGGGTCCAGAGGCTGTAATTCCGCTCAGGAACACGAATAGCTGGGCAAAAGCAATCGCAACCGCCCTGAGCGAAGAATTCGCCTCTGACGAGCTTTCAGGCGGTCGTACGGTCAACATCTACATGACCAACCAAATCAACAACAAGCTCGACATCAACGAGGTCAGCCAAGAGCTCACGACATTAATCAGGAGGACAATCTGATGCAAAATAACACCTGCTACATTCTGGCGCTCATCAAGCGCGACGACGGGGAGCGCCTGCTCCTCGGGTCGGACTTCTACGAGTTCAGCTCAGGCCTGAAGCACTTCAACCCGAACCAATTCGCCAACGATGTCGTCGAACTTCAAGGAACGGACGGACAGCTCCTCGCAGGTCAGGTCAGAAGATCCACGAGCCAAGTCTTCGAGGGAATCATCGGAGATGGAACCACTAGCAAGCAGATGGTCGAGCAGAAGCGCCGCGAATTCTTCCTATTCTTCCGCAAACAACACCACTACACGGTGGTCTACATCATGCCAGATGGAACCGCGATCAAGCGCGACCGCGGGTACATCACCGAAGCACCGGCCGTCCAAGAGCTCTACCAATTCCAGCCAAAATGGCGCGTGGCGTTGGCATTCGAGGACGTCAATTATTACAGCTACGCAGAAGACGACAAAGGCAATGAGATCTACTCATTCGAAGCAACGCTGGCACTCGCGAACATCAGCGACGGAGGCCTTGTCTGGGACGAAAATGGCGCAGTTAGCGACAGCAACGGCTACATCTTCGCACCAAGCACAGGCGGAGGACCAGTCGTCGTCACAGTCAACGGCGTGGACAACGCAAGCCCAGTCTGGCGCGTAACCGGTCCAGCCACCAATCCAACGCTCACCAACAGCACCACGGGACAATCGCTAGTCTGGAACGGCACCGTGCCGGCAGACCAAACACTCGTCATCGACATGGGCGCACAGACCGCCACACTCGAGGGAGCGAACGTCTTCGAATTCGTCAGTGGCTCATGGATTCAGCTCGAGCCAGGACAGAACCGCATCAGCTACACGGCCGGCAATACAACGAAAAGCTCGATCGTGCAATGGAACGAGGTCGTAGGCTAGGAGAAACATCATGATTAAGACAGCCGACTACAAACTCGAACTCAGAATCAACGGCCAACTCATCGGAGACCTCAGGAACATCGCCCAGAACCTTACCTGGAGCCGATGCCGTACCAATTACGGAGTCGACGAGATCGACTTCACGCTCAACGACCAAATCTTCGCCAAGTGGTGCGAAGACCGCAACACCACCATCGATCAAATCATGAAGCCATACGCGCTCGACTGCCGAGTGATCCGCAACGGCGAAGAGGTGGCTGGAGGCTTCCTCGCAACTCGCCCGGCATACAGCCCGAAGAGCGCTAGCGCAGACCTTCAATTCAGATTCGATGGATACCTCAACTTGCTGGCGGGAGTATATCTACATCCAACACCGCTCACTACAAAGCGCGCCGACCAGATGGTCAAAGATTGGATCACACTAGCTGACACCAGAGCTGAAGAAGCAGGGAAAGCCTTCGGATTCACTTTCGATGCAGCACACTCAGACCAACTCGCGACAATCCAGAGG